GTACCTAATTATATGGATACGAATATATATAGATACGTTCTACGATACACATGTATTGTAGATGCAAATAGAAAAATTTATGGGAGGTAATTAAATGGCTATAAATACAGCAGTCACAACTTTGAATTATAAACTAACAGATATTGAGGAATATGCATCATTAGTTGATATCATATCTTATCCTGATATGGGTTCAGCACCGTCAAAATTAGATACAACTGATTTGACAGCAGAAACATTAAAAACAAGTGTACTTGGACTTCAGGATGTTCCGGATTTGACATTTGAAGCAAATTATGATGAAGCAAAGTATAATACTATCGCAGGATTAACTGCAAGTGAGTATTTCTTTCAGCTTGTATTTGGTACAGCAGATGGAACATTTACTTGGAAGGGTCAAGTTCGCATATATACTATGGGTGGTGGAGTTGACGAGGTTCGTAAAATGACAATCGTACTATCAGCATCTACTCCAATAGTATTCGCATAGTAGAGAAAGAGAGGTAATAAAAGATGGCAATTACAACTGTAGCAACAACACTAAAGTCTGGTGCAACACAAGGTGGACCATATACTAAACTGTTAGAGATAATTAGTTATCCTGATTTGGGTTCAGCACCTAGTAAATTGGATACAACTGATTTATCAGCAACAATATCTAAGACTAGTATTCTTGGATTACAAGATGTACCGGATTTAAGTTTTGAAGCAAATTATGATGACACTGCTTACACAACAATTCTTGCAATGACTGGCACAAGTTGGTTTAATCTTGAATTTGGTTCAGCCGGAGCAGATGGAATCTTTGAGTGGTCAGGTCAAATTAGAATATACGCAATGGGTGGTGGCGTAGATGAAGTCAGAAAAATGACTGTAGTCTTATCAGCATCTACACCAGTAACATTTTCAGCAACAGCATAATAAATAGGAGGATATGAAATGAACATTACAATTAAAGGTACAGAACAAGAAATTAAGTTTACATTTAACTCATTTAGATACATGCAGGATTTCAGTGTAAGTGATATCAGCTTGATAGATGATAAACCATTTACAATGATACCAATGACAGAAATACTCTTGCTTGGAGCATTAAATTGCGAGCCAAGTAAACAGTATACAAAAGCGGATGTATTAACATTTTTAGAGGAATATATTGAAGAAAAACCGATTGCAGAACTGTTAGAATCATTAATGGATGCATTGCAGGAATCAAGTTTTTTCAAATCACTTCAAAGGAAACCAACATCGAAGAAGAAAACGAAGTAGTTGCCGAACCTCTTGGAGATAATAAAAGTTTTAATGATACTGAATCATTCTTTGAAAACATAGAGAATAATGTATTACCAAATGCCTTAATGATGGGGGTTGACTATGAATTGTTTTGGAAACTCAATCCAAAGTCATTATCTCCCTTTGTTAAGGCTTTTTCTTTAAGGCAAAAGTATGAAGATACTATGGCTTGGCAGAGTGGTCAGTATATCAAATTGGCAATTACGAGTTCGTTTAATAAAGAATCTAAGTATCCAATTAAACCGTTTATGAGTGTTGAAAAACAAAAACCGGCTGTTTGTGATAGTGAAGCGATTAAAAGTAGAATGTTTTCACAAATGGAAATATTAAACAAAAGATTTAGAAAGGAGGATTAATACATGGCATTAGATGTAATGATTAATGTTCGAGCATCGGCAGATAACCTACATAAGAAACTAGGACAAGTCAAAGGTTCAATGACGTCTTTAAATAGACAAGTTAAAGTAAGCGATAAAGGTTGGTCTAAATATAATAAGAAGCTAAAAAAGACTGACAAATTATATAACAATATTACAAAAGATGGGAATAGAGCATCGGCTTCAATGAAAGGTCTTAACAATTCATTCGGTGGACTAAAGAAGTTAGTTGGAGCAGGTATTGGATATCAAGTCGGCAGACAAATGACATATGTGATTCAGTCAACTGTAGATATGATAGAAACTGTAAATCTATTCAATGTTTCGATGGGTAAATCTGCATTAGTTGCAAATGAGTTTGTAACTTCTATGCATGACGTTCTTGGATTGGATATGACAAACTTACAGAATAGTGTAGGTACATATGGATTGTTAGCAAGGTCTATGGGTATGACAAATAAAAATGCGACTACTTTAGCTACCAACACAGCCAAATTGGCTACGGATTTATCGTCACTAACGAATGTTCCAATTAACCAAGTAATGCACGATTTACGTTCCGGTTTAGTTGGACAGTCTGAAACAGTATATAAATATGGTATTGATATCACAGAAGCAAGTTTGAAGCAAGAAGCATATATACAAGGTGTAACAAAATCTGTTCGTGCAATGTCGCAAGGCGAGAAGATGGGTTTGAGATATTCAGCAATGGTAAGACAAACTGTACTGGCACATGGAGATTTTGCTCGTACAATAAATACACCTGCAAATCAATTAAGAATATTTACGGAAAGAGTAGTTACAGCCGGCAGAGCAATAGGTAGTATATTCTTGCCTGCACTGGCTTCTATTCTTCCATATGCAATTGCAGTAATTATAGTTGTAACTGAAATGGCAAACACACTCGCCGCATTTTTCGGTTATAAAGCACCACAAGTACAAGATTTAGGATTAGGTAGTATTGGTTCAGGGGCAGATGATGTGGCAAAAGCACTTGATGGTGCTACTGATTCAGCAAAGAAATTACAGAAAACAACATCTGGAATGGATGAATTGAATGTAATAAGTTCACCTAGTGATAGTGGTGGTGGCAGTGGCGGTGGCTTAGGTGCTACTGGTGGATTGACACCGGATTTAAGTGGATACGATAATATGTTAAGTACTGTAGAAGATGTATCACAAGAAATTGCTGATAAGATGGCACCAGCACTTAAAACTGCACTTGGAATTGCAATCCCACTAGGTGCAACATTTTTAGGTTTTAAAATTAAAAACTTACTGAGTGGTTTAGGTAAAGCTACTGGTCTTATAAAAAAAACAAAGGCTGTAGCAAAGATGGGATTTTTTGCAAGACTTTTTTCGGATGTAAAAGGAATTCAATTATTGTCTACAGAGATGGGTTTTGTGAAAACTGTTACTGGTTTATTTGGTAAGGTTTTGGGAAAAGTATTTGGTGTAGGTGGAATTATATCTGGTGCTATAGGTATGGTTACCAGTATGACGGATATTCTAAAAGGTAATACAATAGAACTTTCAGACCAAATTAGTTATTTGTGGGGTCTCCTAGCACTTTCAGTAGGAGCCGCTGTAGTATTTACTCCAATCGCTGGGGCATTTGTTTTGTTGGCTGGGTCGATTGGATTATTAACCGCATCATTAAGTAAAACAGACTTCTTTAATCCGTTAAGAGAAATTGAATTATTTGGAGAAGGAGTCAGCGATGCAACTAAAGAAAAGTTAGAGCCATTTATGAAAACCGTAGATGAATTAGATGGAACATTAGATTCACTTGAATTTACAAAAGAACTAATAACAAAAGAAACCGCAGATAGTATAATTGGAAATGCAACTAAAATAAAAGAAGGGATTTTGGAAGAATTAGATGTTGATAGAAATGCTGATTTAAAACAATTAGAAAGTATAAAAGGAACTATGAATGATGAAGCATATGCCGAATTACTTTCAAAAACCAATACCTATTATGATAATCAAATTGCAACTGTAACTGAGAATACCGATAGGATAAATGAAATCACAAAAAAGCATTTGAAAGATGGAACTAAGTTGACAGTCGCAGAATACGATGAGTTAACTAGATTAAGAGATGCAAATGAAAAAATCGCAATGGATTCAATGACTGAAAGTCTTGCCGAATTACAAATAATAAAAAATAACATGCATAAAAATGAGCTTTCCGAAAATGTAAAAAAAGTAAGTAAGATATTGGTTCAGTCGGCAAAGCAGAGAGATAAAACTATCGAAGATGCAGAAATTACTTATGAACAATCTAAACTCAACATTAATAAGATGTACCAACTTGGAACAATCGATGAAAACCAAAGAGATGCAATGATACTAGTGGCACAAAATCAAAGAGATGAAACTGTATCCGCCGCAACTGATACTTATCTTGGAATTTACAATAGTGCAGTTAGGGAAATGCCGAAAATAAAGGGTTACCTAGAGAAAGCCACTGGTGAGCAACTTACTACTCTTGATAGATTCTTTAAGAATGTAGGTGCAGGATATGATGGTCTTATTAAAAAAGCAAAAGAATGGGCTGGATATGGTGACATTGAACCTAAGACACAAGGAAGTGCTACTGGAAATGCCGGATATTCTTCACATAGTAGAACTGGATACAATACAACTCTTGATGTAAGTGCTAGTGGTGGCAGTGTACCAAGTGGTACAGCAGTAGGAACTAAAGTGCAAACGCAAGGTGGTACATACGAGGTAGTTTCTCCAAATTCGTATATGGCAAATGAAAATAAAGAAACCGGAGTATGGAGTAAGAAGTTGTATGCCGATGGTGGATTCCCAAGCATGGGTGAAATGTTCGTGGCAAACGAGAGTGGTGCTGAAATGATTGGTAATGTAAATGGTAGAAGTGCTGTAGTAAACAATGACCAAATCGTTCAAGCAGTATCTCAAGGTGTTGCAAAAGCAGTATCAAGTGTTATGGGTAATCAAGCACAACAGCCAGTAGTACTTAATTTGGATGGTGAAGTTATCTATAGTAATCAGCAGAAAATTAAATCAAACAGAGGTTCAGATTTTGGAATGGGGGTATTTGCTAAATGAGTATAACGAATGGGTTTATAAAAATAAATAGTATAGTGCTTCCATATCCATCAATTGGACTTACGATTCAAAGACAACAGTTTGTGGATTCTGCAAGAAACTCACTTGGACAAGTAGTTGCTCAAAAGATAAATCGAAGGATTGATAAACTTGATGGACTAGAATGGAAACATTTGACAGCTACGGAATGGAGAGCAATCCAAGTCGAGATTGAGAAGTTCGAAGGGATATTGGAATATTGGGATAATCTTTCCGGTACTTTCAAAACTCGTAAGGTATATTGGGGAGATGAAAGTTCAGAAATATTTAAGATTAATCCTGAAACTGGACAAGTTCTTGAATATATAAATTGCAAGGCAAATTTAATAGACGAAGGATATTAAAACATAACTATACTCTTAATAATATTACTATTTCTATCATAAATTAAGTATAATAATGATAGAGATAGTAATAGTTAAGGGTATTATTTTATAGGAGAATTAGATGTATAATGTATCAACAGAATATAAATCACAGATTAATAATACATTACGAAACCCATCTTATATAAAAGTATATTTAGGTGTAGTTGAACCGGATGCAATAGATAATACAATAAGTGATAATGGACATTTGTGGTATTCCGATGAAGACCATATAGATGATAACTACGCATTAACAAAGAATTATGCAACATTAGAACATAATAAACTTGTACTAGATGGATTGCAAGTATTTCCAATGGAAGTTGGAGAGCCGGTAATATATAATCAAGGGTATATCGGAGATGAAATAAGTGATGAAAATGGAGAATTTATAACAGACCCAGTAATAACAATCGACTTTAATCAATCGTTTAACTTTATTGGGTTAACGTTTAAATTTGCATTTGTCACAATGTCATATCCTAGTAAAATGAGAATAATAGCATATGATGGAGTTACAGAGGTATATAATAAATTGGCATATCCAAGTCCATTGAATGCTCAATATGTGCTAGAAGATTTAATTCCTGCTACTGGAACATGTGACAAAATAGAAATAGTATTTGAACAAACAACTCCTTGTTATCGTAGAGCAATTTTAACTGAATTGTTATTTGGGGTTACAAAAGATTTCACAGAAGAAACAATAACAGAAGCAAATTGGGATAGAGAAGTTGACTTATTAAGTGCAAAAATACCTAAAAATAAATTTAAATTTACGACAATAGACATTGATAAAGAATATAATCCCGATAATGCAGATGGAATTTGGAAGTATATAGAAAAGCGACAACAAACTTTATTCCAATATGGATATGAGTTAAATAGTGGAGAAATTGAATGGATTATTGGCGGTAACTTATTTACAGATGGTGATATTGTAAGTCATTCAGATGGTAAGATATCAAAAGTGACATTTGGATTAAGTTCAATTCTAAATCAAATAACTGATAATGCGTACAAAGGTATATATAGAACAAGTCCAATTAATCTATATGATATGGCAGTTAGTTTATTTGCAGATATAAATTTGCCATTATTAACTGGTGGTGTAACTCCATATTATATAGACCCTGCAATTGCGGATACAACTACACACATGCCAATTCCAGTAGTGCCTTTTAATGAAGCATTACAAATTATAGCAAATGCAAGTAGGTCAGTATTATATGTAGATAGAGATGGAAGAATAAATATAGTAAGAGTTAATAATGTATTAGAAGATTTCAAATTTGATTTTTCAAACATAATGAATCCACCAAAGTTGGATAAGATTCCATTACTTTCAAATGTGGAAACCTATTATGCAAAAGTGCAAGTAGATACATCAAATTCTGATATAGTAACTCAATCAGTGGCATATACTGTTGCAACTACAATACGAATAATATATGCAGAGGCAACTAATTTGACAGTAGTAACTACTGGTGTAACTGTAATTGGAACACCGGTAATATCTGCTACAAATTGCTTGATTACTGTAAATGGAACTGGCACAATAAAAATGAATGGTAAGAAGTTAAACAGAACTAAAACTAAAATAACACATGTTGTAAATGCAGAAGGGTACAATTGTCCAATTGAGAATCCATTAATTGATAATTATGAAGATGCACTTTTGTATGCAGAATGGGTAGCAAGTATATTAACTAGAAGAAATCAGTATACAGTGGAAGATAGAGGATATCCTGAAATTGATATGATGGATAGGATATTAGTAGATACATTATTCTCGACAGATTTACAAGCAGATATAGTATCAAGTAGTATTAAATATAATGGTGCTTTAAGTAGTACAACTAAATATTTGATATCAGAATAGGAGAAGAAATGGCAAATTTTAATTTAACATATACTGGTGTGGAAGTACAAGGGCAGTTGGATAAAGTAGATGTTGTAGAAATTGATGTAGGTAATTTAAACGACTTAGTCAGCACTAAGGCTTCATTTAAGAATGGAACAGGTTCATTCACGGCAGGTGGAACGACATACACTGTAACTGATGCTTTTATCACAGCAAACACAATGGTAATTGTTAGCCCTACTGGTACTAAATTAGGTAGTTGGTCAGTTGTTTCTAATGCAGGTAATTTTGTAATTACATCTGATAAAACCGAAACAGTGGCAGTAGCATTCGATTGGGGAGGTACAAAATGAGAGGCTTAATTAATCAAGTTAGTGGTGGTTCACCACATGGTTCTCAATCTTATACTACTGTAGGCACATATTCATTTACAGTTCCAGCTGATGTAACTCAAATAATGTTTATAGCTACTGGTGGTGGTGGCGGCGGCGGTAGTCGAAATAGTGCTGGTAATGGTGGTGGTGGTGGTGGTAGTTATATAGATACTATTGATGTAGCTGCTGGTGGTACACTTGACGTTACAGTTGGTGCTGGCGGTTTGGGTAGTGATTCTGGGTCTTCATGGGGTAATAATGGTAGTAACTCGTCTATATCTACTTACATTGGATACGGTGGTGCTCTTGGCAAATATTACTCTACCACGACACCTGCTGTTGGTGGTGCTGGTGGTGGGTTTGGTAGTGATGGTGGCAGGGGCGGTATTGGTAATAATACTACTGGAAATGGCGGTGTTGGTGCTGATGCTGGTGCTGGTGCTGGTGGTGATGGGAGGAGTACTGCGGATGTATATGGTGATGCAGGGAATCCTGGTAAGGTAATAATTTTATGGTAAAATTTAAGGAGGTGATATTATGATTATAGTTGGTACAACAATTTCGGATACAAAGGTAAAGGTTGATGGGTGTTTTGTGAATGGTTCGCAATCAGTGGTTATTGATGCAACAAATCCACCTAATCCCCCAGAAAATCAAGCTGGAAAAGAAAATGTAATGTTTTTAAATCCAGTTACGAAAGAATTATTTTGGGAATATGTTGATAGAACATTAACTGATGCTGAACAAGTAACTGAACTAAACGCCACAATAACGGATTTAGTTCAAGTACTAGCTGATAAGGGGGTAATTTACTAATGTATGAGAATCTTAAAAAGTTTGCTGAGAAAAAGGGTATTTCATTTACCAAAGCAAGTGCAAAGGAAACGTTTAAAGCTGATAAAAAAGGAAAGGTATTATCTACCACGGAACGGAATGATTTAGTAATCACAATAGCTAAAGATTTAGGATATTTGGAGTAGGTTTGGTTGTACCAATAATTAAATTTACAAGACAAACAGGCAGTAGGAATAGTGTTGACTAATTCGGCAAAATAAAATGCGAGGAGAAATTGTAACATGTGGACAACACCAATAACAGATAGAACACAAGCAGATGTGGATTATATAAAATCATTACGAACTTCCATAAATAATCTTGGATGGGATAATACTTCTGCTGAAACCAAGCATCTATGGTTATTTGGTAATGGATTTGATGATATATTAACTAGTGATGGAGAGATTTTAGTAAGTAGTGATGCTTTAACACTGACTGTAGTTCCTATTATTAGTTTACCAATTAAAGGTGCATGGAATTACACAGATGGAAATAGAGTAATTGAGAATACAATTTATTTGCGAGATACTTTAAACTCATATGGTTATAATGTATCATTCGCAGACCAACCACTTTTAACTATGGAATCACTACCATATATTGTAAGTGTAATACAAGTTATGATTGCAAATATAATTGCAGTTAGGGATGTGTTTTATGTAAATCCCGACTATCCATTAATACTTGGAAGTCAAAGTGATACAACATATGTGGAAGCAAATAATATAGAGATTAATCTACTAATGACATATGAATTAATTTTAGAAATGATAGATGGATTTAGAGTTTGTGGCACATTTGCTTGTGGACAAGATATACGATTACCTTAAAGGAGGATAAGAAATGTATAACAGAACAAATTGGAAAGACCGAGTAGTCGAGTTTCCAAATCGGTACAAAGACCAAGATAATACAATACACACATTAACTGGTGATTTTGGTGTAGTAACTGAAATTGGAACGGATGTTACTGCCGGAGATTTGAATAAGATTGAAGCAGAATTAGAGAAACAAGCATTAGCAAATGGTATAGATTATGATAATAGTGTAAGTTTATTAAATGCTACAGAAGTACAATCAGCGATTGACGAAAATGCAACTGCAATTGAAACCACTGGAGTATATAAAGATGATTTAGAAACATCATTAAATGGTGAAACAATAACAACAAATGTATTTTTAAAAAGAGCGTTAAATTTATCATCATACCAAGCGTTTTGTTCAAATATAAATACTACAAGTTTAGATTGTGCTTTTGGTAAAAATAATGAAGATATTGTAAGTGGAATAGGTTTACAACTCGCAATGTATGCGTGGTTTAAAGGAACTAGCCCAGTTAGTGAACCATTTACCACCATTAAAAATATAGACCGTTTATCTGATATATTTACTTCACGTGCCGCGTTCGTAGAAGTAATAGCTAATTCTTTTTTAATAGCCTTGATAAACGCATCACCTTTTGCCGCTAATTTTGCATATACAGGGGCAATGACTACGTACTACTCTCCCAATGCTTTTGCTAATGGGTTAACGGGGTTTGTATTTGTTAGCGGTGGTGGAAACTATTCTGTATACGATGGGTCGGTTGGTTATATAGGGGCTCTTCAAATTAAAGATACATCTACTAATTATACAACTGTTCATAAATCTGGGAATTTTAACAGTGGAAACTCTGTATTTTTAGCTCTTGAAGGAATAACTTTGGACCCCGGATATGGAAGCACAACGTTACAGTTATGCAAGGCATCTGATGATTCAGTAGTGTGGAGTACAGCAAACACTAACGCCGACGATTATCCAACGACGGTAGCCAAAGAATATGCTCCTATATTATCCAACACTGATTATTATTTAAGAATTACTAATTACACAGGAACAGGGTCAGGAACAGGGTCTCAAGTTAGTACAAAAATACAAAAAGTACTAGGTATATAATAAAAAAAGGAGGGTTATGCAATGGGAAAAACAATGGAACAGGAATTGCTTGAAAAAATAGCAACCACTGAAAAAGAAAATACAGAATTAAAGCTAGCATCTGAACAGACTAATGCAGATGTAGATTATGTAGCAATTATGACAGGAGTTGAGTTATAATGTTTGAAAAAATAAAATACTATTATGATAATGGATTATGGGATATAGATAGGATGTTTAATGTAGTTGGATTAGCAATTACAGAAACAGAATATTTTGAAATAACTGGATTTGAGTATCCAAATAAAGGGGAATGATTATGTCTAAATTGAACAATATGCCTTGTATTATAGCAGACGACATATTACTTTTTGACCCAAATAGTGGTCTAAAAAACTGGGCAAATACAATCAGTGGAAGTTTTACGTATCCTAGTGGGCAAAAACCTTGCTCAATTATGATAAATAAGGGTGTGGATATTTATTCATATTCTTGTCATGGTTGGTTGGGTTTTCCTGAAACTGTACTATACCGTTATAAAGATGGTAATTTTGGTATAGGTAAATTTAAATCAACTAGTGAGATACCTAATAGGGAAAATGTATTATGGGCTATTGGTGGAATGGGATTACTTGATAAGTATAATCCAAGTGAGGAAGGATTCAGTAGGTTTGTAAAGAACGGCAAGACTTATGATTATTCAGATGTGCTACGATTAACGAGTCATACTTTAATAGGTATAAAAGATAATGAATGTTATTTGGTTTACATAACATCAATGACTGGCTCGCAAGGTAATGAATATGCGAAGGAGTGTGGATTTGAAAAAGCATTGTGGCTCGATGGTGGACATATCAGTGCAATTAATTCAACCGATACAAAAATTAATCTGGACACAACACAAGGTTATGCAATACAAGGGATTAATTCAAACTTTACTGAACCCTTAAATGAACCCATAAATGAACCTGTAATTAATATAAATAATTCCTCTCCTATGTTAGTAATTGACGCAGGACATAACAGTTTAAATCGGTCTAATCGTTCACCTGATGGTTCATATATAGAAGCGGATTTTAATTTAGAATTAGTGAATTTAATTATACCTCATGTTAATAGATGCGGAATAAGAACTAAATTTATTGAATCGATAAATTCGAATCAGTCAATAGAACTAAATGATTTAGTCAATCAGATTGATGATAGTGGTGGTGATGTAATGGTTAGTATCCATACAGATGCTTATTCAAATACTACTGCTAAAGGTCAAACTATATATTGTTATGAACTGAATCCTGCAAAAGAAGGAATGAAACTGGCACAAGCCATACATGATGCAACTATACCAGAATCAGATATGGTTGATAGAGGGATTAAAGATGAAAATGGTTCTATTAGAGTTATATTCGCACCATTAATGCCATGTGTTCTTATTGAATGTGGTTTTCATACCAACCTTGATGATTTAACAAGACTGAAATCCAAAGAGTGGAAAGAGAAAGAAGCAATTCTAATAGCCAAAGGAATTTTGAACTACTTTGGATTGGCTTACATAGAACCTATTACTGTGGTTGATGATTCTCCTAAATATCTATATCATGTTGTAAAACAATATGGAGCATATAGCACACGTGAATCAGCACAAGCAGAAGTAGATAGAATATCAACAGTAGATGATTATGTCTACATAGAGAAAAAGGAGGTGAAATAATGAAGTTTATCGACAATGATAGTATAGCATTAATCATACTAGGAATAATGGGAATATCAAGTGTAATATTAAGTACCGACATAGCAGTAACAACTGGTATAATTGGTGCAATAGGTGGGTTTATAGGAGCAGTCAACTTGAAGAAATAAGGAGGTGGTCATACATCTATTTATTATTTAATATTAGTTATTACAGATATATGGCATTGAAAGTTGGGAGTAGCTAATGATTTACGAGAACCATGAGGATATATCTATGAAATTGGAATCACACGAGAAGCAAATAAGAAAATTAGAATTGTCTGACATAAAACTTAAATCCGACATTGACCATTTGATAGCACGAATGGATAACCTTGTTGAAACACTAGAAAAGTTTATGGATAAGGTTGGTACATTTACTATGAAGTTTTTAGCATTTGTAGGTATAACTGGATTTGGATTTATCATATGGTATATCCAAAGTCATTAAAATTTAATATTAGTATACGAAAGGAGCAGTAAAATGTTCCTTTTTTTATACTTTCAAACTTTCTAACCATGCTTTCAAACTTTCTTACCTTACTTTCAAATAAATTTAGGATACTTTCAAATACGTTTACCCTAATTAAGTTACACAAATATTAAGTTAATATTACTTTTGTATTACAATTGTCAGAATATTCTGTAAATTACAAAAAAATTAGAAAACGTAGGTTTACATAATGTATTTTTGTAATCTCTATACTCGTTCCAATTTCAACGAATATTGATGGTTTACATAATGCAAATTAGGAAACGTAAAAAGCGAGTTGTAATCTCACTTTCCGTTGAAATCAAGCCATTCTTCTTACATTATTTTTACTAAATTACAACTTTTTAAAGAAAAAGAGTATATAAAAGTAATAAGAATATATAGAGAGTAGGAAAACAGTGTAATTTTCTAATTTTGGGTGTGTAAATAGGCTCAATCCATTGTGGTTACTGGTTTACAGAAATTAGTTTTTTTAAAATAGTTGTAATTTTGTTGTAATTTCTGTAATTTTTTTGTAATTTTAAATCTTTCTACTATTATATGCGAAATAACTTGACTTTTGGATGGAAGTGTGATACAATGTACTTATGTGAAAGAGAGGTAGAAATGAGATTTGAATTATTGACCAACATTACTATTGTGATATTTATTATATTACTTATAACAAGTACATCTGTTCCGGTTGTTCCGTCAGTTGATATCACAAGAATGGATACCTACCATGAAGTGAGCATGGATAGAATTAAAACATATTATGATATTCCATTATCACATGAGATTCAAGATTTTGCGAGAAACCAGTCAGAATACAACGAACTTCCATATGAATTGTTATTGGCAGTGATTGAAGTGGAAAGTAATTTCAATCCAAATATAATAAGTAGTACAAATGACTACGGGTTTTGCCAAATTAATATCAGTAATCATAAATATATAACTGCTATGTATGGAATAACGGATTTTTTGGATGAAAAAAATAATATTATTGCAGGTACGATGTTGTTAGGCACACTATATAATAAGTATGACAGTCTACACAAAGCACTCATGGTCTACAATTATGGCGGAAGAATAGCAAAGGAGTATTGGGCAAAAGGGATATTTCAAAGTGAGTATAGTAAAAAGGTGGTGAAGATATATGAAACTTACAATTGAAGAACAATTATTAGTTGAAGAAAATCATCGACTTATCAGTTGGTTTATTAAAAGAAAAGGATTGAAGTACGATGATTGGTACGGAATCCTCGCTGTTGAACTTTGTTTGACAGTGCAAAGATGGAATCCAGAAAAGGGTAAACTTGGATACTTCTACAAAATAAGAGCAGATAATTGTGTCCATAATGAGTATGTCAAGAAGAACTCACAGAAGCGAGGTAACGATGAAACTTGTTCCCTTGAACTATTACAAGAGTATGTTGGAAACGACACGACAGAAGATGCGGTATTAATAGAAGAACTACTTAATAGCAAGTATGGTCACATTTTGAAACTGAAATTAGAGGGTAACAATCAATCTGAGATTGCAGAGAAACTTGGATTAACGCAATCGTACATATCACAAATAATAAGAAAGGTTAAAGTGGAATATGACATTGACTGATGGAGAAATAGCAAAGGTACTAAAGGATATTGTAATCATAGCTGATACACGAGAGAGAAAGAATAAGCACATACTCGATTACTTTGACAAAAATAAGATTAAGTACATCGTACGAAAACTAGATAGTGCTGATTATAGTTTCATGCTACCGAATTATACAAACTTACATTTGGATGAAGCAATATTGGTAGAAAAGAAAAACTCGCTTACAGAAATTGCCGGTAACTTCACGAGTGGTCGCAAGAGATTCACTAATGAATTTGACAGAGCAATGCCAAAAGATATTCACATAGTAATAGAGGATGCCACTTGGAAAAAGGTTGTGAACGGCTCGTATAGGTCACAATTACCACCAAAGTCAATGATGGCGAGTATTATGACTTGGAATGCAAGATTTCGCTGTCCAATATGGTTTGTTGGAAAGAGTGAGAGTCCAATGGTAATTTACAATATTATATATTACGGATTAAGGGAATTGTTGAAATAGTTCTTGACAAACGAATAAATGTGTGGTATGATAGTATCATAGTTAAAGCAAAGTATCTAAAGGAGGGTATGAGATGAGATTAAAAGTTGGAGATAGGGTGAAGTGCATTGAAGAATTTGATTTTGCACCAGTTGGAAGTATCGGAACAGTAAAACAAAATGATTACGATGGTGGTAGCATACTAGTAGTGTGGGATGAAAATGTTGATGGTCATGATGGAAATGGAATTTGTAAAGATGGTTATGGAGAGTATACATGTATTAGATACCTTGAATTAAATACAGAAAAACCAAAATATGTATTTTCAGGATTGAAATTTATTGAATCAGAAGGGTACGATGATTATTTAATACACAAAAAATGGGTAGACAAGTGTGACGGAGTAGCAATTATTAACGGATTTGCTCTTGCAGAAGATGAGTTTAAATATTCGGTAACCACAGAATCATGGAGGAAAGAGGTAAAATAATGGGAGATATGAGAGAAGATATAATTGCCGAAGAAAAGGAAGTAGCAGTTGTAAGTAAAAAACAATTAGAGGTAGTACGAGAAGTATTACCAATGAAGGAACTTATGGAAATGGCTACGATGTTAGCCAAGAGTACAATCGTACCTGCACAGTACATGAATAGACCGGAGAACATCTTTGTGGCACTTGATATGGCAAGTCGTATGGGATTGTCAGTAATGGTTGTTATGCAGAATTTATACATAATTCAGGGGAAGCCATCTTGGAGTGGTCAAGCGATTGCATCGATGATTCTTTCAAATCCAAAATTCAAGAATGTAGAAGTCAATTTTATTGGAACAGAGGGAAAAGATGACTGGGGTGCATTTGTAACAGCAGAAAATGTGCATAGTGGTAAAGTAATTAAAGGTGCTACAGTAACCATAGCGATTGCTAAAAAAGAGGCTTGGTATCAGAAGTCAGGTTCAAAGTGGCAGACTACACCAGAGTTGATGTTATCGTATAGAGCATACACATGGTTCGGTAGAGTTTACTGTCCTGAGATTATGATGGGATTGCAGTCAGTTGATGAAGTTGAAGACGTTGGATATACTAAGGTGAAAGCAGAGAATCCATTTGATGAAAGTGAGGTAAAATAATGCATGTATTTATGATTATGCTTGCCGGATTTACCATCGCAGTCAGTGTATCAGCAATTATTGGAGTTGCTAATAAACAAGATAGTATTGCTACTGGATTTGGATTTCTAATTCTAATGTTTCCAGTGTTATATTTGATGGGGTATTGATATGGAAATTTGGAGAGATGTGGTTGGATATGAGGGTTTATACCTTGTATCCAATTTGGGAAATGTTAAAAGTTTAAATTATAGAAGAAGTAAAAAAGAACAAAATTTAAAATTATCAGTTGATACCATTGGTTATTGTTTTGTTAAATTCTGTGTTAATGGTAATTGTAAAAACAAATTAGTTCATAGATTAGTAGCCGAAACATTTATACCAAATCCAAATAATTATCCCGAAGTAAATCACAAAACAGAAATTAAAACTGATAATAAAGTCTCCCAACTTGAATGGTGTAGCAAACTTTATAATATGAGATATAATGATTTAAATAGAAAAAATCATGAAAAATTAATTAATTGTAAAACCACAAGTAAAAAAGTTTTACAGTATGATTTAAATATGAATTTAATAAAAACATGGAATTCAGCATCTGAATGTAAGCGTAATGGATTTAGTCAAGGTACTATATCGTCGTGTTGTAGACAAGTTAAGTCATTTAAAACTTATAGGAAGTATATATGGAGGTATGAAAATGAGAATGAATTGGACAGATGAAGAATATTATAATGATACTGAATATTTTAGTGTATCAGCTTTTAAGAAATTTAACCGTTGTGAATTAGATGGATTAACAGGAGTTTATAATGGTAAAAGTTCGGTGGCTATGCTGGTTGGCTCATATTGTGACTCATACGTGGAAGGAACTTTATATAAATTCAAAGAAAATCACCCTGAGATAATATCAAGTAGAGGTTCAACTAAGGGTATGTTAAAATCAGAATTTGTAAAAGCGGACGAAATATGTAAATTTATAGATAGTGATAAAACAATACAAGATTTTTTAAGTGGCGAAAAGCAAACTGTTTTTACTGGGGAAATAGTAAATGTACCATTTAAAATAAAAATGGATTCTTATTCTCCAAGTATAGCAATAGTTGATTTAAAAATAATGGCCACTATAACTGATTATGACGGAAAATATATTGATTTTATAAGTAAATATGGATATGATACTCAATTATCAGTGTACCAAAATATTGTATTCCAAAACACCGGTGAAAAACTACCTTGCTTCATAGCAGTAGTAACAAAAGAAACACCGATTAATTCGGCAATAATACAGATTCCACAAGAAGTTATGGACAAGGCGCTGTATAGGGTTCAAGAGAATATAAAACACTTGTATGAGGTCAAAACCGGTGTCATATCGGCAGTGGGATGTGGTAAGTGTAAATCGTGCATATCAACTAGGAAAACTACACCGCTCATTTGCATGGAAGAATTGATGATATCATGTTAGAATTATGGGATTATATAGCTGAATACAATCATGATTATCAAGTGAGTACATGTGGTAGAATAAAGAGTTTAAAATATAACAATGAAAAGATATTAAATCCTAGTTGTAACGCGATGGGATATTTAAAAGTAGAGTTATCATTGTACAATATCTCTAAGCAGTATTATGTGCACAGATTAGTTGCTGAAACATTTTTACCAAATGTGAATTATTTTCCACAAGTTAATCATAAAGATGAAATAAAAAATAATAACAATGTTGATAATTTAGAATGGTGTACATCATTTTATAATAACAATTATAATGGAAAAAATATTAGGGTTGGTCTGTTAAAATCAAAAGCAGTTATTGGAACACATGTTATCACTGGTGAAAAAATATTTTTTAATAGTGGGCAAGATGCATCTCGACATGGTTTTACTCAAACATGTGTGAGTGCCTGTTGCAATTATAAAAAAAATTATAAAACACACAAACAATACGAGTGGAAGTATAGTATAATTTAAGAGGAGGAAAGATACAATAATGAACAATAAAGCAGATTTTATAAAAGCGTACACAACGTACATAAAACGAGATGGTGCAGATAAGTTATTGGAATTGTTAGAAAAATCTGACTTTTTCACTGCTCCTGCATCCACAAGATACCATGATTCAGTCGAGGGTGGATTGTGCCATCATTCATTGGAGGTATATGAGTGGTTAAGAAAAGACTTAGTAGAGGATAAGACAGTGACTATGGAAACAGTTGCGATAGTATCCCTATTACACGACATATGTAAAACTGGGTTCTATAAGGTATCAATGCGTAACAATAAAAACGAAAAAGGTGTTTGGGAAAAAGTTCCGTATTATGAAGTCGATGATAAGTTTCCAGTAGGACATTCTGAGAAATCGATTATAATGATTATGCAATGTATGGAGTTAAGTAGTGAGGAAATTCTCGCCATCAATTCTCATATGGGAGGATTTGACAGTAGAACGCAAATGATTAGTAATGCCTTTGCTGAAAGTGAATTGGCAGTACAGTTGCATATCGCAGATTTAAAAGCAACTTATTTCAAATAATGCTTGACAAATGATGGATAGTGTGATAAGATGTACTTAATGGAAAGGAGGTAATGAATGGGTGATGATTTATTAATTGGATGTGATGATGATGTTTTAGAACTTCATTGGGAATATCCGGAAAATAATACTTGACAAACAAGAAAAAGTGTGATATAATGTATTTATTAGTTAAAGAGAGAAGAAAAAGGAGATATGAATATGAGCAATGTATGGGAAAGGTTCGACACAATAGCAACACCGACAGAGGTAAACGAAGCCAAATCAAAATTTGAGCCACCGGAAGCCGGAATTTACACAGTAGTATTAGAGGAACTTGCTCCAAGTCAGAGTAAGAGTAATCTTCCAATGTTGAAAGGTAAGTTTAGAGTCACAGAGGGTAACAAGGTTATATTTTATAATCAGATGTTACAGAATCTTGGAAACATTGAAATGACAGCAGTGAATGTTGCAGAAGCAGTAAAATTTGTGAATGGTATCATGGATGAAGAAATTGAATTTACCGGAGTGGGAGCATTGGCTGACACAGTTGAAAAGGTTACACTTGGAAATACATATGTAATTGATGTTTCGTATGGTAAGAAAGATTTGGTAGATATGAAGTTTCCAAAGATTAGGGTTGTGAGAATGGAAAGTGCTGATACAGTAACAATCAAGGATGATGATATTCCTTTCTAAAAATTAATAGGGGTGAAATTCCCCTTTTATATGAGAGAATGACTTAATGGATAAAGTGGTGTAAAAACAGTATTGGGGTTTCGTGAAACTGTTTCCCATTAGCACGTATGTTGGTTCAAATCCAACTTCTCTCCTAGAGCCGGTGGTGTCGAGGTTCGTACAAAAATACACCAACTATAGCCGATTGAAATATATCGGCTATTTTAATCTAAAAAACACTTGCTTTTATTAGGAAAGTGTGGTACACTGTTATTATAATAAAGAAATGAGAGGGGTTGATTGTAATTTTAGTATATGATTTCGAGTGTTTTAAGTACGATTGGATGATTTGTTGGTTAGATACCGACACTAAAAAACTACACCACATTATAAATGATAAAGCAAAACTTGAAAAATTCTATGACTACTATAAAAATACAATAATGGTAGGATATAATTCAAGAAACTACGACCAGTGGATTTTGAAAGCGATTCTTTGTGACTTCAATGCCTATGATATGAATGATTGGATTATTAATCAAAACCAAAAGGGGTTTATGTTTTCTAAATTATTGAATAAGTTTCCGGTACTTAACTACGACTGTTCAGTTGGATTCCGTTCACTAAAAGAACTGGAAGCATTCATGGGAAATGATATTAGAGAGAGTACTGTACCATTTAATATTGACAGACCGTTGACGGATGCAGAATTGATTGAAACTATTAAGTATTGTAAATATGATGTAATGCAAACATTTGAGGTATTTGTGGAAACCAAGACCGAGTTTGAAAGTCACATTGCACTGATACAAGAATTTGAATTACCACTATCAAACATCAATAAGACCAAAGCACAGTTGTCAGCAATTATTTTGGGAGCAACGCAAGTAAAACGCAATGATGAATTTGATGTTAGGATTCCGGACACTTTAGTTTTAGGCAAGTATGATTGGATTAAAGATTGGTATCTTGAGTGGGCAAAGGAATCGCATGATTATGAAACAATGAAGCTTACAACAGATATTAATGGCATACCGCATACATGTGGAATTGGCGGACTTCATGGGAGTAAAGACAAATACATGGGTGATGGATACTTCCTAATGGCAGATGTAGGCTCTTATTATCCGACTTTAATGATAGAGTATAACTTCTTATCACGAAACGTAAGGACACCAACTAAGTATAGGCGGATTCGTGACGATAGAATGAAGTTGAAAGCCGATAAGAACCCAAGAGAATATCCTCGTAAGATTGTATTGAATGCTACATTTGGTGCTTCTAAGGATAAGTACAACGGTTTATACGACCCTCTACAGTCCAATAACACTTGTATTGCAGGTCAATTATTACTACTGGATTTGATTGATAAACTGGATGGAAAATGTGAACTGATACAGTCAAACACCGATGGAGTATTGTTAAAACTATTTGATAAGAACGATAAGAGCAAGATAGTTACTATTTGTGATGAATGGTGCAAGAGAACGAGAATGACAATGGATTTTGATGATATAAAAAAGGTAATCCAAAAGGATGTTAACAATTATATTATCGTAAAAACCGATGGGAGCATCAAACGAAAAGGTGGGTATGTGAAAAAATTATCACCGTTAGATAATGACTTGCCAATAGTGAATAGAGCAGTTGTACAGTATTTACTTAACAATGTTCCGGTTGAAAAGACTGTTATGGACTCCAATTTAATGATTGACTTTCAAAAGATTACTAAGATAACTGGAAAGTATGAGTATGGCAGTCACAATGGAGTGATATTATA